GTATGAGTTCATGGAGCGAATCAACGCATGGTGTGCCCAACGCGGTTTGACTCTGCCTGTGCCAGACAGTTCCGAGTTCATGGAAATCCGACGAAGCCAGGCATAGCCAAGGAGGGGGGATATGCCAGAGCCATTAAAAATAGACCCTAAGCTGCTGGAGTATTGCGTTTCAGAAGCAGAGAAAACCTACCTCGATGCGGTATTGCAGGCTGGGTCAATTCAAGCCGCGTCCCGCAACCTCGAGACGAATCGTAATAACATAAGGCAGGCGGTAGAGAGGGTGAGGCTTAGGGCTGCGAAGATGGGGTACGCCCCTGAGGCCCATATGGTCCGCCCGACCACCGCGCCATTTGTCGTAAAAGGCACCTCCACCCTCTACGGTGAAGACGGAGCCCCCAAGCTCCAGTGGGTTAAGACGAATCTCGACAGAGACGCTCAGCTGGAGATCATGAAAGAGGCCGTAGCGGCCCTCGCTGAAGACGTAAAGCCCGCTAAGCCCATCCCTCCTCCTCCTGATGTTAGTGAAGCCCACATGGCCGTGATCCCGTGGGGCGACCCTCACGTTGGCCTTTATGTGTGGCAGGAGGAGTGCGGGGAGAACTTCGACCTCGATATAGCGGAGCAGGACCTCTGTAACGCCGTAGACTATCTAGTTGAGCGATCCCCAGCTTGTAAGCGTGGCTTACTAGTTAACCTCGGCGATTTTTTTCACTACACGAACATGGTCGGAAGCACTGAGAGATCGGGCCATATCCTTGATAGGGACTCAAGAACCCCGAAGATGATTCGGGTCGGTGTGCGTATCCTGAGGCGTTGTATCGAGAGGATGCGGGAGAAGTACGAGATCGTGGAGCTAATCAACGCTCCCGGGAATCACGATGAGGTCTTCGCTCACTTCCTTAATATCATGTTCCACAACCTCTACGAGAATGAGCCCCGGGTAATCATTCACGATAAGCCTACGACTCGCCATTACGTTGAGCATGGCAGGTGTCTTATCGGAGTAGTTCATGGCCATCAAACGAAGGACCGGGACCTCCCCGGGATTATGGCGACAGAGCAGCCCGAGGCGTGGGGCAGGACTAAGCATCGAGTGTTCTTTCGCGGACACCACCATCATGACAACAGAGTTGAATACACAGGATGTGTGGTCGAGCAATGCCGCACTATGTCGCCCTCAGACTCCTACGCCGTGGGCGGTGGCTACTTATCAGGCCGTGACATGAAGTGCATCATCATGCACGAGGACTTTGGCGAACAGATGCGTTTAACCTGTGGAATCGACGTGTTGAGGAGCACCTATGAATAGCTATGGGAACATGAAGGAAAGCCTACGCCGGAACGCGGCATACCAGCAGGTCGGGTGTGAGTTCATGCCTGGCTATGGGAATGACGCCTTCCGCATCACCATCGAGGACGGCTCAAAAACCGTCTCAGACGTCTTCTACATCTACAACGACTCCGACCTTAACGCGGCCATCAACAAGCTCTACGGTCGGCTGTGATGCGCTCCGTCCACTTCGAGGAGCTGGACGAGGACGAGGACGGCTGGATCCAGGTGACGCTGACCGTAATCACAGACGATCCTGCCCTTTTGAGCCGCGCCCGGAAGGCGTTTAAGGCGGTCACGGACGATACACCCCGCCTAAGCGCCATAAACAGGCCTACAGGAGGCGATAATGAGTGAGAAGGTACTGGGGTATGGGGTAGTCCTGTTCGCGCTCCTGGGGCTGTTCCTGGCCCTCCCAGGCTTTGTTTTCGCTATTCCGTGCTGGTGGATAGCCTTAGCCCTAGCAGATGCGATGGGGGACCGACCGTGGCGCTAAAGCGTGAAGCCTGTGACGCGCACTTCTCAGACTGTGTAAGGGCTAGGGCCAACTGGTCCTGTGAGTATTGTGGGAAGCAGTTTGGGGGGCGAGATCCAGGACTACATTGCGCCCACATTCATGGCAGGCGCCACAACAGCGTGAGGTGGTCCATGGACAACGCGGTGTCACTGTGTGCCTACCACCATAGATACTTCGGGGAGAACCCGACCGAGTTCTTCCTGTGGCTGGAGGACTATCTTGGGAGGGGGCACCTGGAGATGCTTCTGGAGAAGAAGAACGCCATCTTCAAGGGGGCGAAGCACATCAAGAAGGACGTGTCAGATCATTACAGGGAGATGATTCAGGCCTTTGAACGGGGAGATGAACCCGAATGGGNTGTCATACAACTGATCGCCAGTCCCCACCCTCGAACATCACAGCCTCGGCCTCTCGTCTTCGGACCAGGCCGTCAAGGACTCGCCCGCCCGCCTTATTCCAGCGCCGGATTTCATCAGGCACAGCCCCAAGATCCCCATCATTAAGCCGACGGAGTAGGGTACTGCTCTCAAAGTTACCTGGGCCCAGGTTGAACACCCACGAAACCAGCGCGTCGAACTGATGCTGCTCAAGACATGGTTCACAGAGAGCGGTGACATACCCCTCAAACTCCTCAAGATCCTCAATCAGGAGCGCCTCCGCGGCCTCCTGGTCGATCACATCACCCTGCTTAACGCCAAAAGTGTGGCCATAGCCAATAGTCCAGACGCCAGCAGGGCACAGGTAAGCGTCCAGGCTACAGCCCTCAAAGTAACAGATAAGGGAGATCGCTTCATCGCTTGCCCTCAACGGGCGATGCCCTTCGCTTTCTCGTAGGTCCTCAGACCCCCAAGCCCCAGCATCCCCATCAGGATCGTCGTCAGGCTGTCCATGTCGAAGGTGACGGGGGTGAAGCCTAAGCCAACCCAGGCGTCTACCCACATCAACATAGGCGCCAAGACGAAGTGCCAGGCTAAGGATACGCCGCAGGTCCATCCGATGAAGGGCCTCCATCCCGCAACGAAGACGCTCCTGTGAGCCGCCTCCTGCTGGTTTACGGCAGCCTGGGCGATGGCAAGCTCATTCGCCTGCTTCTCGGCCAGGGTCGCGATCTCATGCGCTAGGCGGGCCTTCTCGTCCTTATCCTGGACGAACTTCCCGATAAGGTCCGCGACAGGTCCGACCAGGTTCTGGATCATTCCCGCTCCATCAAGCGATCAAGCTTGGCGTCCAGTGCATTGAGTCTATCTATCACTCGCTGGAGATCGGTATGGAGGGTGCCCCGCGTGACATAGTCTCGGGCCATCTCCTCCCGAGTCTTGTTCACCAGCACCTGGAGACGATCAATCTCGTCGCTTCGATCCTTGAGCATATAGGCCACCACTGCAATAAAGGCGGTCAACAATCCGCTCCATGCGGTCTCCATACCGAAGTCCACGTCACGAATCCTTTTCGTCGGCGTTGGTGTTCTTCCCGACGTTACCGGCTAGGATGTTCAGAACACGCAGCACCATGTTCACCACCTTATCATCCGAGGATGACGGGGTGAGGGCCGTAACAGCCGTGGCCGCCGTCACCAGGGTGGTGATAGCGGTCAGCCAAGCGGGGAATGATTCAAACAGCTCCAAAAACTTTTCCATGATTGACTCCTTTTACGCCTTAAAGAGTGTTAGAGAGCGGCGTGCCAGCGGAGGCTGCCGTCTGTAGGTCTTCGATGAACGTGGGCACCACAACGGTGATGTTGTTCGAGGTGTTCACGGACGTCTTCATGTGGAGCCGCTGCACGGTCGTCGCCGTCCCGTTGTTGAACGTCAGGAAGGGGATGGTCACCGTGTCCCCAGCGATCTGCGGGACGCAGGGGCTGATCGTAGACGGGACATAGCGAGAGAGCCGGGCATCTGCCGACACCGTCCCAGCCGCGTTCTTGACCAGCGTGTAGACCACCTTCCCGCCACCGTTTGCATCCACTAGGGAGCCAGAGCCAGCCACGAAGTCGATCTCCACCGTGGCGGACTGCTGCGCGGCGGAGAAGGTCACCTCCACAGCCTTATAAGTGGTGTTCTCGGCCATAGACCGGATCGAATGGTAGCGCTCAGCGAAGAAGGGGATGTCGCGCTGATCGTTCAGATCGCGCCCCCGGTCCTCGTCAATGGCACAAACGAAGTTCGCAATCGTATCCGGGGCAATCGGTATCAGCTCCGTAGCCACAAGGCGCCGGGAGAAGACCACCGCCCCATCGATCTCGGAGCGCGTCACCCGTGCATTGATGCGGAGGTCCTGGTCCGTCGAAGAACCGCCGTTGTCGTAGGTGCGGAAGCCCAGGTAGACGATGCTGCCTGTAGGTGTGGAGCTGGGAATGTAGGGCTCCAGGGGGCAGACATCGACCGCAGCCGACCCGTTGCCCTTACGGAAGTTAGCCTCAAGGATCTCGCCAGAGAGGTTGCCAGAGGCGTCCTTCTTGATGAGATAAAGGACCTTCCCGCCTGTATCCGCCTGGATACCAGCCGCAGACTTCATCGTGTAGGACAGTTCAACGAGGGCCGTCTCGTGGTTATTGTCGAAGGAGACCTCCGCTACGTTGTAGAACTTGTTCTCTTCCAGGTCCGCAATCGACCACTGGTACTCATCAAACAGGCGACCGCCAGCCTGATCCTCCATCCCTCGGATGGGGACAGGATAGGCCGAGGCATAGGCTGCAAAACGGTTCGTGCTCGAGGTGGCCCCAGCGGCCCCGGTAAAGAGCCAGTTACGGTCTAGGAAGCCTGCGTCGATGTTGTTACCAAACGCCACGTTGTCACGGGTCTCAAAGGTACACGCGGTCACGGTGCCGTCAGTTGCAACCAGGGAATAGGTCGATGCCCCACCCTGCTCAGAGACCACCCCACGATAGGAGTTCATGTAGCACTGGTGCAGGAAGCCCTGATAACCGGCAGGGATAGACGTGTTGGGCGGGTTGCGGTTGTCGAGCTGCCGCATGAGTACCGTGGGCGTATCCGGGGAGTTGTGGAAGAACAGGCTCGAGACGTTGTTATCCAGGGCGCCCTCGTCGAGGATCATCGCCCCGCCAATGGTCGTGTTACCGATACGGAAGCCGTGGATCGTGTCGATGTGCATCCCGTTGGCGAAGCCGTGGAGGTGGATGCCTACGTTGACATCCGTAATCCGCATATCGGAGACGTTGTTGAAGTAGACCACCTTCCGCGTGGTCGGATCCGCGACCAGGTAGATCTCCGGGGCCTGGAAGTGCAGGCCGATGTCTAGCGGGTTGGAAGTTTGACCGAACGGGATCGGGCCAGTGATGTTGAATCCGGTGATCGTGTTGTAGGACACGTCCTTCGTCATGAAGGTGTACATGTTCGGCGCACCGACACGCACCACACCCTCAGAGCAACGGTTCTGGGAGGCGATAGANGAGGTGGNCTGCCCCTGGCCTTTCAGGGTGCTGTATTGGCCGTTAATCCAGATCACGGGGTCGCCGTTAGCCGTATAGGCGCTGTACCGCCAAAGGGTAGCCCCAGCCGCCAGCTCNACNANCTTGAAGTCGCCGATCTGGATCATCGTATCGCAGCGGTAATTGCCCGCCGGGATGTAGATGTTGTTGTTCTCGTTGATCGCGGTCTGGATCGCCGAGCTGGAATCTAGGGTGCCGCTCGGATCCGCACCATAGGCCGTCACATCCGTCGGGCCGCTGCTTGCGCTGGCATCCGTCGCATTCGGCACGCTGTAGACCTGCTCACCGTTCTTGTTCTGCACCAGGAGGCTGAAGCTCTGGGTGGTGTAGATCGGGGAGGGCGTCCCACCGTTCGAGGGGTAGCCGCCAATGGTCTTGATGGGCTGGCTGGCCGGGATAGACAGGCCAGAGTCCCAGTAGACCTGGAGCTGGTTTGAGACCGTAGGGAGGTTGGCTAGGCCAACGTAGACATTCCCGTTTTCAAGCGGCTGCCCATCGATGTCGGTAAATACCGGCAGATAGGGCGTGATCCGAATAGCGCTCATGTCTTACTCCCTACTGATAGAAGTAGATTTTGGTGTAGAGGGGATCAGTGCCCGCCAGGCTTGCCGTGCGGCTGAAATAGAGCAGCTCGGAAGACGAATTGACGAAGATATGGTCGCTGGTCCCAGACGATCCCCCAGCATTGTAACCGAAGGTGTTCAGGTCGTAATGGTAAACGTAAGGAGCGGACACGCCGTTCTGCACGTTGAGGTTCATTTCGTTAATTGATCGGCTCACCGCCCCCGTAAGGACAGATGTCGCTTTCATGAAAACATCGTCCGAGAAGGGGATCTTCGTGATGATGGTCGATCCACCGCTCGCCAAACCGCTGACATCCGTGTACTTCTCAAGGACGCGATCATCGCCCGGCACAAAGCCAGTGAGCCCCTCAAACATCCCGAAGTAGTCAACGGTGAAGTTAGTGGGGGTAGCACCACCGTCAGCGTCTTGTGCGGTCAGGCGCAGCTCAAGCTCAGAGATGGCCTGGTTGGAGTAATAAATCGAACCGAAATAGATCTTGTAGTCCGTAGTCATTACCCCGGAACGATTCTGACCAGCCACGAAGGTGTGGGAGTTGGCCTCAAGAAGCTCAAGGGTATAACTCGTGCCAGACTTGATCGCGGCAAAGCGAACGTCGTTCGTCGGGTCAGCAAGAGGAGTCGGAATGCGAACGTATAGACCACCGCCAGCAACGTCTGCCTTGGCCCGAAGGACGAAGGTGTACCACCCATTCAGGGTCTGGTCCTTGTTATTGAGCAGGATGCGCGCACGGTTCGTCACAGAGGCCCCGCCAGGGAACTGGAGGGTGTACTTGCCGATCTCGTCGTCGCCGGTTTTAGGGACGACAGACGTATTCAGGAAGGTGGAATCGTAGAGCTTCGTGTTGAACTGCGGGTCCACGATCAGGTTCGGGGCGGTCTTCTCAATCATGAGGTTGCGGACGATGCCATGCTCTTGCACGAACATCCCAGGCTCATCGCTGGAGACGATGTTGAACTCGTTCCCAAAGAGCTGGCTACCTAAACCACCAGTGAAGTCCAGGCTGTTCTGCTCGGCCAGGTTGCCCCGGAAGTAGGCCACGGTGTCGCTTGCGTCAATGCCGGTCCCGTAGATCTCGATGTCGTTATCGACGAAGGAGTTCCCGTAGGTGCCGCCACGGATCTCGATCCCCGTGCCCGTACCAGTTGCCGTACCACCGAAGCGGCAGCGGTAGACCTGGGAGGCGTTGATGCTGCCCTGGCCCGTCACGCCGAACTTCATACCGTGGTAGTTGTAGGTGAACTCGCAGTCCGTGAAGGAGTTCAGCATGGAGAACTCTTCAGAGAAGGCGGGGCCTACAGCCGTCAGGAGGGCGCCGATACCGTCAGAGCCCGTGCTTGCCCCGTAGAACGTGCAGCGCTCCACGTTCATGTAGTGGACCCAGTTCGCGTGGAACAGGCATGTCACGTTGGGGTTGCTGCCAGGGCCAGCCGTAAAGGCGATGGAGTTCAGCGTGATGTCACGCATCCCGAGATGGAAAAGCGTGCCCGCTGCCGTGTGATCGTTGAACTGGAGCATGGTGTTGGGAATGGAGCCACCAGAGCCAGAGAAGTCCAGTCCTGCCCCGATGGTCGTCGATCCCTCTGAATCCCCCACCAGGGTTACCGCGTTGTGGCGCACGAACAGCGTGTCGGTGATCTTATAGACCCCAGACGGGAAGTAGACCGCGCCACCACCAGAGGCCCCAACCGCGTTGATAGCGGCCTGGATCGAGGCTGTGTCGTCGGTGGTGCCATTGCCTTGGGCGCCGTAATCCTTGACGCTGACCGGGCTGCCCTGGGCGTTCGTATTGGATGCGCTGTGAATGACCGTTCCGTTCTTATTCTGTACCACCAGGCTATAGGGCTGGCTGCTGTAGAACGGGGTAGCCACGCCACCATTCGACGGATACCCGCCGATGGTCGTGATCGGCTGGGTAGCAGGAACCGTTAGGGCTTCGTCCCAGTAGACGTTGACCGGGTTTGCCACGGTGTCCACGTTGGGGAGCCCGACATAAATCTTTCCGTTCTCAAGCGGCTGGCCGTCGATGTCCGTGAAGACGGGGAAGAACGGGGTGACTTTGATGCTCATTGATTAGGCTCCTTGAGGGCATCGCGGATGCGGGCGCGGGTCTTGCGGTCTTTGACGTATGATAAGGCTTCCTGAATCGCCGCTCTAGCAGCGACAGGCACAGCGCCAAGCTTCGCCATAGCGATTTGATCTAGCGCATTGCGTAGGGCAGAAGAGGTATTAGAGAAGTTCACAGCCCCAGGCGGTGCGGTGAGAATGTCATTCGCAAGCTCTGCGAGATCCCGAAGCTGCTGCGCCTCACGCTTCCCGAATAGCGACTCAAGCTTCCCAGCCTCATCCCACTGCCGAACAACTTTGTTTAGCTTTGCCGGAGAGATTAACCGCTGCCCCTTCTGATCGGTTCCTTCCTGGAGAGCGTTGTCTCGGATGTACCGGATGGCCGATGCCTTCAAATCGAACCACGCTTGCCTTCCCTTCGGACCCGCGTTGAGCAGGGTCTTGCGGACCTTGTTCATCTCTTCAATTGAAGAGAGGCGAATAACCTTGTCAAACACATCCTGAAGGGCGATGGCGCGCTCAGAGCTTTTGCCTTTGGTCCCTAACAGTTTTGCGGTAAGGCCGACGTTTTCAAACTCGTCAGCGTAGCGAGCGCGGAGGGCGCGGGCCTCCTTATACAATTCCCCACCTAAACCATCCGTTGCTTCATCAATGGCGCGAATCAGGCCCTTGGCAAAGTGCGACTCGCGGGGGTCGGTCCAGTTCGTCACCTTGTTGATGTACTGGCGAAGGGTTTCAGCGTCGTTGATCGTTGCCTCGAGGCCGACAAGCTCACCGCCATCAAGCTCGTCAATCATCCCCAGACGTTGCGCCTCTTGGCGCGCCGCCTTGATGTTAGGAGAAACCCCCTCCGCAGTACGCACCTCGTCTAGGGCATCTGCCAGGCGCTGAAGCCTGACAGGGGTTTCCAGTTCACCTTGGGCTCTCGCCGCGTCATAAGCCTCACGGATCTTCTTCCGCTGCACCTCTGCTCGTGTACGCACAGCCTCATCGACCGATGCGCCGACCTCTCGAGCCGTGCGCGTAATGGGCTGGTTGAGATCAATTAGGGCATCGAAGTTGTCGATGAAGGTAGCCGTCTGCTCCGCGTACCGCTCTCGGAGAGGCTCACCCAAATCACCCAGCTTTGCCGTCTCCCGCTCAAACTGGAGCTGGGAGAAGTCACGAGAGGCTTGACCTTTCGTTAGACCAGACTTCCCGACAAAGGGAACAGGCATCTGCGCCGCTGTCTCACGCCGAATTGCCTGAACCGGGGCGCGTGCTGCTCCAACTGAATCAGGCCCAGCCTGGGGGGCCGCCTCGACAACTGCCTCATCCATTACAGCAGGCGCTGTGGGCTCTCTACGGCCCGTTCCTGGGACGATACGGGGACGGGAGGGATCTGGTACTGCCTCGACCGTAGGCACCTCAGGAGCCGCTGCACGGCGCTCTGGGAGGGCTGCCTGGGCCATGCGTGCCCTTTGGGGGATCGTCGCTGCTGCCGCGCCAGGAAGCCCTGCCGTGGGCAATACGGGAGGAAGCTGTGCCAAAGGCTCGGATGCTTCTGCCACCTGCCCGAGCATACGCTGAGCCATCTCCGTCCGAGGGGAGTAGGTGAGGCTCTCCGCTGTACGCATGGCCGACTCTTCGATCATCTTGGCCGCTTCAGGCGTTCCGAACTGACCTTGAGACGCCTGATAGATGCCCTCACCTAACGCGCCAGCAGCCATGCCTGCCGTGCCGCCAACCGCGCCAGTTCCTAAAGTGAGGAGCGTTTCGACAGCAGCTATGGCCTCGTTAGGTACACCCATATTCCGCAGGCCAACTAGAGCATCGCCTACGCTGTAACCACCTCCCGCTGCTGGAGGCGCCTGGCCTACCTCTTCCTCCGTGGGAGCGGTAGGGATCTCGCCAGGAATCACGTCAGGCGTTGTGCCCTTCTCCAACCTGTCGATTTCTCGAGCCAAAATAAGCACGTCATCCTGGCGCCCCTCTTGATAGGCGACTTCGAGGGCGCGCTTTAGCTCTTCGAGTCTATCCATTAGAGGCTCCCTGAAGCTCGGAGTTCGGCAAGGATGTCGTCAGCGGTACGGGTTGCACCACCGGCAGGGCTCGGAGCGCCGCTCTCGGCAAGATAGGTGCCAAGGTCCCCGCCTCGGAGCAGGTATTCGGCCAGCTTTTGCTGTTCCCGAGCGACCTTATCTTGGGCTGCAATCTTCCGGTCCAGGTATTGAATTAGGGCAGGGCCGCTCAGATCAGTAGGCAATGCAGTATCAAGGGCAAGCTGCAATTCGCCCTCGCTCAATGCGCCGAAGGTAACAGATCCGATAACGTCCAAGCCTAGGCGACGCTGGATTTCACGCAACGCGATAGTGGAGTCGCGGAAGGTGGGCAGGAACCTTTGAAGGACACCCGTAGACGCTCCCTCTTCTGCAACAAGGCGTCGCGCCTCTTTCAGGTTCGCAATGTTGCCTTGAGCAGAACGAGCGCCATCAAGCGCCAGCTTCCCTTCTTTTGCACTGATCTTCGCAAGCTCTCGGCCACCGGCACGCTCTCGCTGGACGTCAATTCCGTACTGCTGGGCATCGCGAATGGCCTGGGCGCGTGCTTCACCCTCTAAAGCGACACCCGCAGGGTTGCGAACCTCGGTCGTGCCATCGGTGTACACAATGACCGTGGTCCCGTCATCCAAAACCTTTTGGCCTTGTACGCGCTTCTCAGACAGCCCAGGGATCTGCTTTAGGAACTCGTCACCGAACGCCATGCCTGACTGTAACGCTACAGCCTCCACAACCGCGTCAGGGTCTACATCAGCGATCTTCCGATACGCTTGAAGGGCCTGGACCTCTTCCATGTTCCCGGCGTTCTTAGCGGCTTCAATTCGCGTATCAAGGATCTCTTTCCCTCGATCAGGGTCCATCTTGAAGGCGGAGATCAGCTCAGCCGCCTGGCGCTTAGCCACAGATTGGCGCTCTTCCGTCATCGCCTCATACATGGCCTTGACGTTTCCGACCATCTCTTGAGGGGCCATGGCGAGAAGCTGCGTGTAATCGGTTACAGACTTGTTCGGGTTCGTTGAGAAGGATTGGAAGGCTTCACGGAACTGGGCATTCTGCGCTTGCTGCTGCTGAATCATTTCCATCTGGCGGCGACGATCCTGGATCGCGGTCCCCGCCTGGTAGCCTTGAAGCATGGCAGCAACAGGGCTCTGTACCTGCTGGACGTAATTAAACGGTTGAGGCATACGCATAGTCTTGTCCTCAGATGATCGGGGTGCTTAGGCCAGCGTTGATATTGATCGCGGCGGGGTTATAACCGCCAGCAAAGGGGGCCTGATATACCGGGGTTGCCGTTGAAACCGGAGCCATTGTCGGCGAACTCCCGCCGAACGCGCCTCCCTGATAGAGCCCATAGGTGCGTCCAATATCACTGATCGCTCCACCGATAGCCCCTGCCTGGCCGACCTCTCGCCCTGCTTGAGCGGCGCCGATGTTCATCAAGCCCTGAGCCTCTGCCTGGCCTTGACCAGTGACAATATTGGCGATGCTGGTGCCTAATCCGCGGCGGTTTGCAGCAACGTCCGCAACAGCCCCAAAACCGCGCTGTAAGAGGTTTTCCGTAGTACCTAGGCCAGTGCCATACAGTTCGCCTGCAACGCCCGTAGCACCCCTTGTGAGGCCTCCTAGGCGCTCATACTGCTGCTGCACGAATTGGTTCAGCATGGCTGGGCGGAACTGGGCAAGCGCAGCCTGTACGTTCCCGCCACGAAGGCCGCCGGTAGCCGAGGCGCCAGATAGGATTGCCTCTTCCCCTTGACGAACCATCGCCTGGAACTCGGGGGATGCCTCAATGTTCGCAATCGCCTCACGCTGCGCTTCAGGCCCCTCTAATCCTGCGATAGCCGCCTGAGCTTGGAAGGCAGGGCCAGCAGCACCCGCGATGGTTTCCAAGCCTGGTGCAGCCACGCCGCCAGCGCGCTGATACAGACCCAGCTCTTGAATCTGCTGGGGGACAAGATCCATGAACGGGGCCAGGATCTCCTCCGCAGAGGCGTACATCTTTCGCACTTCATCAATCGCTTGGCGAGCAGCAGCGGCAGATGCTTCAGTCGCCTGGACCTGCATCTTTGCCTGGTTCTTCGACGCTTTCTCTGCGCCCTTGGCTTGTACTGCTCCACCAATCAGCGCAGTTCCGCCAGCGATTAAACCTGTTACCGGATCAGGCATTCTCAAACTCCTTCATGTAATCCTCGAGGCTCTCGCCGTACAGCTCTAGAACAAGGTGAGCTGCCTCCTGGGCCGCCTCGGGCCCATGGCAAAGGCTTACCACCAATAAGACCACATCATAGAAGCCAGCGCGCCACATATAGGCCTTTGGCCCTGCATTACCTTCACGCTCTAGCCTGTCCGATGCCTGCCACTTCAAGACCATCGTCTGGAGGGCAGAAGACAATGCTGCGGGGTAGGTAAGATAGAACTGATTCGCTGGCATCCGCACCAGGGAGTCTAGGATGGCCTTGTCTAAATCAGGCCGCTCTACCGCATCACCGTCCGCAACATCGTCGAACACCTGGATTACGCCAAAAAGGCCCATAAGCCACTCAACCGCAGGAGCGGGGAGGCTGAAGACCTCTTCTAAGTTGCGGCGCATCCAGTTCACGCTTCACCCTCGTTTTCTGCTAGGCCATTTTCGCCCATATCGCTATCCAGAGCAAACGTCAAGAGATCTCTCGGCCCGATGCCCGGATCGTGATCACGTTCGCGCTCGATGCGGTTGAGATGAAGCCGCCGATGTCGATGTTGTGGCCCACCAATTCAGGACAAGTGTACGTCTCGCCCGGAGCGATAACCCGCGTGTCAACGATCAGGTTGCCGGTGCCAGGCGTGTCACCCGCTGCGACCAGGTTCACAGACAGCGTGGCATCGCTTGTGTCCGTGTTCGTCGCCGTGAACTTGTCGATGGTGGCCTTCACTCCCGTCGCCGTGTATTGCGTCGTCTGAGCGATCTCAGCGAGCTTGGCAGGGATAAGGACTTTGCTTGAGACAGCCATGATTCACTCCTAGGAGAACGTGACGGTGTCAGATGCACCGGCTGCTGTGATTGTGTAGACGGTGAAGCTTCCCACCGTGGCAGAGGTTTGGGTGACGCCTGCGGAGAAGGATGCGGTAAAGGCCGAAGGAACCTTAAGAATCACCACTCCAGAGCCACCTGCGCCCGACGCGCCACTGCCGCCACCTGCTCCGCCGCCGCCTCCAGTGTTAGCAGTACCTGCCGAGGCTGGGGAATTAAACGCGCCAGTGCCGCCTCCATGAACTGCCGTACCAGTTGTTCCTCCAGTCCCGCTTCCGCCACCAGCTCGACCCACCGCAGAACCCGTGACGCTAGAAACAATCCCTAAGCCGCCGTCACCACCGTCAGAACCGCCGGAAACATTTCCGTTATCCCCAGGACCGCCAGCTCCCCCGCCACCGCCCGATCCGTTGGATGAGCCATAAACAATTCTGCCTGTCCCTCCAGCATAACCCTGGTTAGCGGTTCCGGCGCCGCCCGGAGACGTTAGCCCAGAGGTTCCTCCAGTGCCTGCGCCGCCGCCACCTGAGCCGCCTGCCGCGCCAGCGATAACATTGAAGTCGCCACCTGATCCGCCGCCTGTGGAAGTTATCGACGCAAAAACCGAGTCAACTCCATTTCCACCGCGATTGCCGCGAACGGCAGGAACACCATTTCCTCCTGCGCCAATGATGATCGAATAAGGAGTGCTGAGAGCAAAGGTAAACGCCGGTTCTGTGACCGCTCCACCGCCAGACGATTCACCAGTGACAGAAGACCGATACCCTCCTGCTCCGCCAGCACCTCCGGACCCGCCGCCGAAGGTATCTACGCTTCCACCGCCTCCCCCAGCGATGACAATGTATTCAATTTCTTGCGGCGTCGGCCCGTCGCTCAAAAACTGCCACTCGGAACCGTCATAGCCTTCGTAGCGCTGCTCGGTCGTATTCAAACGCACCGCCCCCTGCACCGGAGACGCAGGCCGCTCTGCCGTCGTCCCAGCCGGGAGGATCAGGTTAGACCCAAATAGGTATACGCCGTTCCCGATGTACGCCATTAGGTGATGTCCAGGTGGCTCATGTGAACGTCCGCAGAGGCCGCTGTGTCGCTTGTAACGGTAACGATGTCACCAGGCTCCATAATGACCTTCTGATCGCCCCCTACGGCCACCAGGGAGCCTCCTGTAGGGATGGGGGCAGCCTTCACAAGGTACACGCTGTCCTCCGCCCCAGACGTCCTCCCAGAGGCGTCGAGGATCACATCCACCGCAATGCCCGAGGCGGTCACGTTAGCCACGGACAAACCGATGATCGTGGTCTGGGTTGACGCGGGGCAGGTGTAGACCGTGACAGGGGTGAGCCCGATGCCTGCCTGTGTCTCTGATAGGAATGCGTTAGCCATGACTACCCCAGGATCAATGCGTGGACGATGGAATCGGTGCCGCCACCTGCCGCAGGCGTAGCAGCCTCCCATCTACTATTGGATGAAACGTAGGTTAGCACCTGGCCGTCAGAAGGGCTCGGGACATATACGTCGTGCAGCTCGCTGAGAGCCTCCCCAGGGAGTGCGCGGACGAAGATGGAGCCAGAGTTGCCAGAGGTGGCCCTGATGACCGCAGCGATGGGGGAGTGAAGATTTGGGGCAACAGGCTGGACGTTGGTCAATTCCCCAGGATACGAGGGGTCCATGTACAGCAGATCCCCGTCGTTCCACGTTTCGGGGACCGTCTTGTCACTGCCGTTTGTCCTAAACCCTCGAACGACGCCGAAGAAGACGACGTAGCCGAACTGGTTGTTCGTGAAGTCGTGGCCCGTAATCCCCATCAGGTATTCATGGGGGACCGTTCCGTTGGAGACCGCGTTATCGAACGTCAGCTTCCCCGATGCGCCAACCGAACCGGAGAACATCACCGCCCTGCCAATATCAATAGGCCCGCCCGAGGTGTTCTTGGCGTAGAAGAGGGATGTCTGCCCTACCTTGATCAGGTAATCGCTTTCCCCATCGATGTCTAGAGTTGCCCAATCGTTGTCCCAGTGAGCGCGGCCCAGGTTGTACGCGGACTGCGTGTTCTGCCTGAAGTCCACATAGTCCGCTGTGAGGCTGTTGTGCTCTTGGGGGTAGGGTTGTAGCAGTAGGCCGCTCAGCGCCTCTCTGAGGGCTTCTGCGAGCGCCACAGCGTCATTCGCAGCCGCCAATGCGTTCCCGATCTCGATCTGTAGAGCTTCAGACGCACCAGGGTCTGCCGCCTCTACAGCTTGGAAGAGCAGTTCAAACTGACGGATGGCCTCGAAGTCGTCCTTCAGGAACGCCTCGAGCTGGTTCCGTCTGATCTTGAGGGGCGGAGGGTTAGCCATTGAGGGGCTCGATCTGGGCCTCAAGCCTCAGCACAGAGATCCGGGCGTCGGACGTACCCTGGAAGCGCTGGATTCGGGTGGCGCGCATGAACCCCTGTCGTCTCCATACGAGACGCTTCTTCGTCTCCCCGGACTTACCAACAGAGATGTACTTGGGCTGGCTCCAGGACAACCCATCAAGGCTGTAATCGGTCCAGACCTGGGTATCTACCCCGAACTCGGTCCGGCCAGTTAGAGAGACCAGCTCCAGCTCGTGGAAGATGCCACCGTTCGACTCGTTGTAGACGATGGGGGTGGAAAGCTCCCAGCGAACACGGTCGCCCCAATGATTCCCGTGGGAGTCATCGAGGTAGCCGATTTGGCCGAATACGGTGTCGCCACACAGCCACTTGTCATAGCAGTAGACGAAGTTCCTGGCGCGATACTTGGAGAAGCCCACCGTCGAACTGGTGAGGGTGAACCAGACCGGCTGCCCCGCCTGCTGGGAGGCTAGGCCGTCGAAGACTACCGTGCGATCCGGGAGGTGGACGTACAGAAATTCATGGTTCTTGTCCTTGCGCGCCTCAAGGATTACTTGGGACAGCTCCGCCTCGGTGTAGTCCCCGATCAGCTCGTCAATCTCCTCGGAGGACAGCTTCTGGGTGCTCCCTGAAGCCGCCATGTAGATAGCTGGGGCCTCGTTCCGACCACCCCCTAGGAATGCAACGCGGTCCATGAACACGCAGCAGGAGAACGTTCCTACGGACCCTTTCTGTACTTGAGCGCCCTCGATCCTCTGAAAGGGAAAGAAGTCTCCGCCGATGTTGTCGAAGACCTCAATGGTGTTCCGGTTTAGGACGTGGACCTCGTTCCGCAGCTTCACGATAGCTAGAACGGGGTCAGGGTCTGCCTCGCTTGAGGCGTACTTCAGAGGGTTCACTTGGGTCGGATCGGACAGCTCAGTTACCACAAGAAACTCGCCGTCGGTCGTGAAGAAGTAGCCATCGACCCAGCAGAAGTCCACCACGGTCCCTAGATCAGGGTCCGTCACCTGGGTCAGTGATATGCCATCGTAATAGTACAGGCGCCCGCTCGATGCGATTGCAAGACGATCAAAGCTGTAGTCGAAGGTGCATTGGCCTCCAGGGCCGACATCGCCAATCGAGTTAGCAGAGCCGTCCTCGTTTATCACATAGAGGTTGTTACCGATAACGCGGTAGCAGAGCCCATTCCAGTTGATGCCGCCACGGTCGAAGCCAGCGAAGAGGGTCGTGGTGAGCTTAGTGATCCCCTCGGCAGGACGCATATAGCCGTTGCTGACGCCGTTGGGAAGGATCGTCGGGACAAGGTTGACCGGATAGGCCCTACGGATGTCGGGGCCGCTGTCGGTGAAAACGCCCTGCATGATTGGGATCTGCATAACTCATTCCCTACTTCGTGCTTTTGGTTCCCTTGCACTTCCATCGCTTCCGCGAGAGGCGTAGGGGGGAGTTGGGGTTCTTGGCTGCTTTCGGGTTGTCACGCATCTGGCCCGCTGAACGGGCGCAATAGGCGTCACCCTTCTTGGTCCCAGGACGTACACGCGGCCCTCCGTCCTTTGCCTTGCCAGCCTGGCCGTAGGATACACGCTTCCCGGAAGAAGTGACCTTGACCTTGGCCTTGCCTTTAGCTGGCCTCGGCAAGGGGCACCTCCTCCCAGGCACCAGCCTCTTCGTTCCACTGGTACATATTGCCGTCGTCAGGCATGGCCACAGGGGCCTCCCAGAGGCAGGTGTCTTCGTCCAGAACCCACGAGGCATAGGGTTGAGGCGCGATAAACGCATCACGATCAGCGTCATAGCTGTAGCCGATGCCGGGGTAGTTCTTGCGAAACGGAGTACCGCCAAGGCTGTGCTGACCGCCATAGGTGTTATACGAGCACCGCTTGGCGTTGTAGTAAACCTCCCAGTCCGTAACGCCTTCAACAAGGTCGTCCTCGTCACGCCCGACGATCACCTGGGTGACGATGTTGTTCTCATCAAGGTAAGCGTAGTGTGCCATTATCGTGCCCTTGCCGTCTTGAATGGGTTCTCTGCGAATGCCATGAAAATAAAGGTGGCGCCGGACGTATTGTACAAAGACCCTGTTGTCCGCAACTTAAAACCGTTTGAAAGCTCATCTATCGTGTCAGCAGGAAGCGTTGCTTCAACGTTTGGTAAGTCTGGATAAAGAAGTTTTTTGTCACTATTATAAGGCGCCCTAGTTGTATCGTGCATGGCCCAGCTAGCTGCTGCGCTACTCTTCTTAATAATAATAAGCGCAGGGCGGAAGCCGGTATATACAAAGGGACCGTCAGCAGAGCCGTTGCCGGTGTAGGTGCCGAACTTGCTGAAGCCGTCTACGCCAGCGAAGCAGTAGGCTATATAAGTATTGCCCAAAGCATTCATAAGCGTGCCTGTTCCTACGGTAAAGACAGATGAAACAGGCTCTGTATTGTTCCACGCAGTGCTATTGGTTATTGCAGCACTTGTTGTATTCAGTTCAAGAAACTTTGTAGCGCCTACCGAGGCGTGATAAATCGGCCAATCTCTCGTAGCATCCCTATCTTTTATAATAATCATATCAGGCGCGGCGCCTAACCCATGCCCGATGGTAGCGCCTGCCGAGCCGTTCCCTGTATAGCCAACAATGCTAAACCCAGCCGTCGTGTTAGCCCGCACCTGAGAGGTGATGGTGCCATCGGTGTTAGCAACAGTGCTGCCGCCTGCGTTCCAGTTCCATGCGACGTAAGTATCGCCAGCCCTGTTGTACTTAACGTCCGCGCCTACCGTGAAGCCTTTTGCATCAAAAGCCGTCAGTCCATCAACATTTGTAAATTCAGCTAGCGGAGTATTGCTTTCTAATTCTTTAGTGGCGCCTCGGATAGCATCAAGGAGCACATGATCGTACGCTACACTGCGATCCTTAATCCACACAAAGTCAGGCTGGAACTCCAGGCCACCGATAGCCTGCGTGGTCCCGTTACCCGTGTACAGCACAGGCTGGAAGTGCTCCTTGCCGTCTGCGATCACAGGGGCAGGGAGGTTCGCGCTGTTCAGGGCTTGGAAGCCTGTGGGCGGGGTGTAGGCGAAGGGGCGCTGGCCGAAGTTAAACGATGCGGCAGAGGTGTGCACGCCAATAGACGGGAACCAGAGATCATTGGTTAGTCCAGTTGCTGCCACACCTTGGCTCACGCCGTTCTTGTAGAAAATAAGCTCGCCTATATCAGCGTCAAACGATACCCCAACCGTATCGCCTACTCCGTAGGCTGCACCGTATGCTGTGTTCCCGGCGTTATACAGACGGCCGCTAGTGCTGTAGTAACCGTATCCGTTGGCATCTTGCCCAGGATAAATCGTTAAATCTTGGTTAGACTTACTAAGCCCGGCCATGATGTAGTTAGTACTCAGAATGTCACCTATCTCCCAGTACCACTTGCCGCTTGTCAACGCAAAGGTAGAACGGGTCGTATCCCAGTTAGTGCCACCTTGTGAAACTCGCAAGTTACCATCGGACAAAATATTCGCCGCCCCGGTATCTATGGGGCTCATTACTGAGTAGTTCACGCTCGGCGTATCAGAGACCTGATCTGCCGTGGTGATACCGCTAGGCGTCCAGTTGTTGCCGTTACCGCTTACGTCAGTGCCCAGGGCAGCAGCCGTGCTGTTGTCAGCAAAGTCCAGATGGAAGCCGTTGGTGCCGTAGGTGCCCGTGTAGCTGATAGGTTGCCACACGCCGTCAGCGTCTTGCTTACCGAAGCGGCTGGGGTCTAGGGCTTGACCGTCGATGAAGTGAACGTCTGATAGGTAGCCGTCGAGGTAATTGCTTGTCCTGCTCCGACCGATATTGTGTTGCGTTGCCGTGTTTACGGCATACTCGCCATTTAGCAGGGGAGCGTTGTTGTCATCAAAGGCTGAAACTTGCTCACCGTTAATGTAAATCTTGACCCTGTTCGCAGCAGTTGCTTGTGTGGTATCAAGCACAAAAACAACGTGATACCACGCTGATGGGTCTCTAAGAACAGCGGTGATGGTCCGCAAATAAGTGGTGTACAAACTAAAACTTAATTGATTCCCGTTAAAACCAAAGTCAAGCCACGTTGTATTCGTACTGCCATTTCCTGCGTGGAAAAGCATTCCATTTACAAGATTCCCACGCTTAACCCACCCGCTCCAGGTCCAGGTCTTACGGTTCCCCGCAGAGGCAGGGGTACGAGTCAGATAAGCACTGTCGTTGTCGTTGAACAGCAAAGACTCACCTACCGTGGTCACAGCGCCCTGGGAGAACGTCACCGTGTCAGAGACACCAGCAGCCGTGATCTCGTAGACGTTGAAGTCATCAAGGGGGATGTAGTTATAGACAACGCCAGCAGAGAACTCTGCGACAACAGAGCTGGGGACGCGGATGATTACGACGCCGGAGCCGCCTGCTCCAGAAACATTAGCGGCATTAGGGCCACCCCCTGCTCCACCACCGCCTCCAGTGTTAGCAGTTCCCGCAGTGCCAGCGGCGTTACCACCACCTGCACCACCTCCACCGAGGCCACCAGCTCCGCCAGGATGGGCGTAAGAGCTACCACCACCACCGCCTGCACGGTAAATAGCAGAGCCAGTGATGTACGATTGTACGCCATCACCACCATCGCCAGCTTTAACGCCAGTGGT